GGCACCTACTCATAAAGAGCGAATCGAGAACGCAGGTGTTAAACACTACCTGCCAGGTGGTAACTTAGCGATTCTACTAACTAAGGCTAGTTTCATTCTGCACGATACAGAAATCCAATAATTAACGATTTGTTCGAAAACTAGTCATAAATAGATAATAAATGATCATTCTAATAATTGATCTAATTGTATATAGAGTTGTTGTAATAAATAAATAAATAAAAACACAATAAATAGACTGAATATTAACTCTAATAAAATATTCATAGTGCTTGCAATAAATTGGATGGTGGATTCGGATATACTGCTGTTTCAGGAAACGAGCAATCTGGAAATCCTAAAAATACACCAAAACGCGTCTCATCCGCAAATGCGATGGAAGGTATCATTGAGCCTATTCTCTGCGCGATGGCTCCTGGTTCGACTATCATGACTTGTAGTTGCGAAGCAACATATGCATTAGCATAATAATTTAACGTGCCTGTAGTCTCCTGGTCAATGGTATCATTTTGAATCATCTGTGAGTGGTAAATTCCATGATGTGGAACCTGAAATTCAGCCACTTGTGTCGTACTAAAACGCACCATAGGTGGACGGCGCACACTAAATCCATTCAATGTGTCGGAGCAAACATTATCATCAAAAGTAAAAGTTTGCAGGTTTGATACTGGCACGTCTGTAACGTAGCCAATAAGTTTCAAATCCGCTCCTAAACCTGTTGCTCCTCTCTGCCATGCGTGAGCCTCAATTTTGTAATTCAATGGACCTCTCATTAGTCGGTATGCGATTGCTATGGAAAACATAAATGCATTACCTGTTGTTTTAAAGGGGTCAATGAGGTAAGATGAATATGGGCTGGTGGCTGCTGATTGTCCAATGTCGACGAGTGCACACACACTATAGCGCTTCAATATTTCTCTCAAACTCTTATAATTTTCTCCAAAATGGGGATACATCACATCCTGAGTATATGCCGGAGCGAATGCTAGCGGAATTGCGCTCTTATCGTTCTTCTGATTAACATTTAAGTCGGCACTACTGCCTGCTTCCGGGCGAACTTGAATCCACTCATCTTGTGATTTCACGATTGCTTTCTTGGTCTCATTTTTCTTTACGCTTTTCTTCTTCCCCAAATCTATATGTACGTTTGGTATCATAAACGAATTGGTCAAAGATAGCGTATGAAATTCGAAATCTTCTCCTGCAGCAATGAAAACATTAACGTCTACGTTGTTAGCGACGTTATTCGGGTTCTTCAGCTGCACTGCTACGCGCACACTGAAACATCCGAGAATGAAATCCAATGCTCGCATTCCTGCTGCAGATGGTCCTCCCTCCTCAATTGTCTGACCGGCCCATACTCGTTTCCAAGGTGTGTCTGCCAAATAAGGTATTCTGATCTCAATCGTATTATTCGTATTTCTGATCGTCTGTGAATTTATATACTGTGATGCCGCCGCTTTATAGTCTGCAGGAGCATTCAGAAGACCAGGATGGTTACAAAAATCTAATCTTCCCTCATGAAAGGCCGTACCTACAACTTGCAGCGTCAAAACTATGCTACCACGCCAATATGTAAACAAATTGGCCAAATAGCCCATTATCGTTGGTGTGAAGGCCGCGGTTGGTGAGGCTAACGTTTGTCGTTTCAGTAAGTGTGTGGGCGATGTTGGTGTTTCAAACAAAACTGTCCCCACTACGTCTGTTGCTTTCCAATTAAAGGTCGTCAAATAATTCCGCTTTCGCAGCAGAAATCCCATATCGAGCTCATCTATACCGTCTCCGAACTGATCTGTAGTCAAATATTGCGCGGCTGGTTCTAAAGCCATGCGCTCCAAATTCTCAACAGCTCGGCTACTTGATAGATATTGTTGATCTTTATTCGTCAGAGGTAACGGGTACTCTGTAACAGCCGGTTTATCCAAACATATGGCGGCCGCCGCACTAGTTATTTCGTGCGGAAGTATTGATTCCACTAAGTTGTCCAGCTCGCCTCCAATGCCATGAGCTAAGTTGGCAAAGAAGCCTGACTCGGGTCTAACCATTGTCATCCTAGATGAAAACGATGTACCTCCTGGTCGTGGCACACGGAAATCGGAGTTCGGTATCGAAACGAACACCTTTACCTGTACCGTTGTTGATGCGCCAGTGGCTGCCTGTAGCTGATTCAGTACTGGAAAATAGAGCTGCCCAAGAGAATCTTGAATAGTTAAATCTAACCATCCTTTATAATGTCTAAAGGGGAGCTCCATTTCCAATACCGTTCCATTGGCCGGATCTAAAAAGCCATGTTGCATCTGCGTCCATCTAGTAGGCAAGAAGTCTACTGGTATAACGTCTGCTGTTTTCTTCATTGATGGCATAAAAAATACGCCTAACCGACCTTGATGAAAACGCGAAGCAGTTAACTGTATGCGTACAATGATCTTATCCGCACGCCAGTATGTAAACCTCTCAAATGGTGCCGCTACTAGATCGTTTTGCAACAGATCAAAAGGCACGTCCACTGCAGTCATACCTGCAGTTATAGGCGCTAAATACGTTCCTACGGCGTCTGTGAGGGCCCAATCAAAAGATGTCACTAAGTTGTTTCTAAATAACATCTCCTTTAGTCCCCATGATGGCTCGTTCAAATGCATATCATATCTTCGTTGTGTCGGTTGAACATCTCCATCAACTGCTTTACGTGTTATCACGTCTTGTTGTTCAGCTAACGTGACTCCAGCTTTTGCCGTTATTTGTGGCTTGGCTTCGTCTAACGTCGCTGATACTTGTGTCGTTTGTGCCGGCGAATCACTTGCCGGGGTCTCTTTTTGTTGTACTACTGAATTCATATTATTTGTCTCTCCACTTTCCTTTAGTACCTGTTCGGCTCCTATGAGCACTCGGTTCTGTTCAGCTGCAGCGAGAGTTTTCTGCAATGCCCAGTAAAAACTAGGATCATCACGTCTATTCTTTGTCGTTCCAAAGCTTCCATACGGGTCAGGTAAAGTACCTAATCCTCTAAAAGCTGCGTCCAATCCATCGTACGAAATCAAATTCATACGTGGGTCAATTTCCAAAATCTTTTGCCTATATCCGTTAAATGTGTCTATTCCATAAAAATATAAATTGCGCAACACATCATTGCAATTTGCTTCTGTAGCCGCAAAATCATCATATGATTGGCGGATCCAATTGATCGTATCTAAATTCGCGTCCATATCAAACAGCGGTACATAGGTGTAATTCATGTATCCTGTCTTCGTTTTCAAAAATGAACATTCAGATAAGTGTCGATAGGGTACTAACATTCCTGTCTTCTCCGATGGTGTATATTTCTGTCCGTATTTGGCTAATACTGCTGCTATGGTCACAGCATTATAATCAGCCAAGAAAGGATCTGCGACTGTCATAAAGTTGTCGTCTCCTGCAAACTTATCTCGCACAAAGCGCCTAAAATAATACAAATCATTATAGGGTGCCTTGACAAGTAGTATCCAGCAGATTCTCATTAGAGCCGCATTCATCAGTGAATTCATTATAAATGTTAAATACCAACCTGATGGCATGCATCCAGCAACTTCTAAAAGATGCGTAGCAATGCCTTCTCCAAAATCCCACGTAACCCTAATAATAGGATTAACGGCCTGCAAAATCAGTTTGTACATTTTCTTATGCACATCTCCATTCTCAGGCACGTCGAGATACTTACGGAAAACTTCAACTAGTTCTAGTGCTAAAGCTCCTTTAAATCTCCCATCCCATTCCTCTTGATCTCCGTCAATGCCGTTTTCACCTACTTCGCGAAAACGCATTATCATTTCGTGCCATTCGCGAGAAGCTCTATTCATGCCTAATGTTGAGAATGTGACTCCTCGAACATCTTTCATAAATGAACCAAACGCTCCAAATACGCTCTTATTATGTAAATATGAAGTTAATGAGGCTGCCTGGAATAAGCGTGTTTTTCCTGCATCAACTTTCTCAATTTTTCGTCTCTCATCTTTTAGAGTGGCCAAAAATGGATCGCATGGGATGTCTCCCAAATCCATAATTCTCTGCCATTCATCGTAATGTTTTTGTGCTATATCCGATAGTGTCAGTGATCCTGGTTCTCCATTAACTACATGTCTCTTCGTTCCTCTCAATTTGTTATAAAGTGAAAAAGGGTATCCGGAAGACGTAGATAGATCTACTGATTCAACGAGTCCTGGTATGCCATTAAGGCATTCGCTAATTGTCAATACGCGAGCCAAATGGTCTGGTCGCTTATGCGCATGAATCTCTTCTGCGATCGATTGTACTGCCAATTTCGTCACATCTTGATCAAAATGTTCATTTGATAATCCATATTTTTGCAGAGCCATCTGCATGGGATCTAAACCATTTTTCTTCCTCAACAGTGCCGGTTTCGTCGTATGTCTGTGAACTAAATCATGAATAGTTGATGGTATCAAAGTCGATTTTCCGGCCGAGCATATGTTCTTCATGCTCTTTCCGTAATACATAACTTTATTGGGTCCACTATAATTAATTTGAGGTTCCACGATGTCGTGTTGGTCACCATCAAAACGCTTAATAGCAGCATCCCAAGACACTTGAGCTACAGCCCTAATGAACTTTTCTACTTCTACTTGTGTTATTCCAATCGCGAATGATGCTGTTGGGCGCGTCGTCGATCCGCTATTATGGAAGCCTACTATTGACATAGAGCCTCCCATATTAGCGAATAACACATTACCACAATCTCCATTCTCATGAGCGAGTTCATACTGCAAATTTGAGTGAAATTTTTCGTAATTTCCCTGTTCGGTCTGATAATACAAATAAGTTGTTGGTTTATTTATTGTAATTTCAAACACAACTGGCGCTTGTCCAATCGTTCTCCTTGTCACAAATCCTCTGGTTTCTGTCACTATTGGTGTTCTAGTTATGTAATTTGTGATATCAGTAAAAGGCGGACATGATTTTGGCATCACTATCACAGCTAAATCCGTATCTTCTAATATTATGCAAGTTAAATCTCCCATTTTTGCTTTAATGGCTTCTTGATCAGTTGAACGATGTGTATGTACTATCAATTCGGCATCACTACCTAATCGACTGCACTCATCCACAAAATGCCTTAATGTTAAAAGCATTCGTCCTCCTAAAAATAAACCATTCAACCAATGTCCGGCTGAATTTACCAGTGCTACGTGATTTCGCAAAACTTTGTCCATAATATTAGTATCATTCGTCCATCTAGTTGGTTGCGTTCTCAAAGTATTAACCTCAGGCTGATTTGTCTGTGCATGCACAATAGTCATTTTAGGTAACTTCGCGAGCGCTGGTTTTGAAGCTCGCGCTGTAGTTGTTTCTCCTGATTCGCCTTTGGCGAAATTATCTAGCAAATGTGAAGGTTCTTGTTGTTTAGATCCTTCATACATAGCTATCATGACTCCTCCTACGAATCCTATAACTCCTAATGTCGCCAAAATAAGCTTTGTCATACGTGATGTTGATTCGTCGACTAGCTTTCCCATTGCAAAAGTTGCCCATACGCATGCGAAAACTCCAATTCCTGCCTCAATAGCTGCTGTTGTAGTCATCTCTGGAAGCACATACTCATGTCTCAATTCTTTTGGCGCAGTTCTAACGCGATTATAGAGATCCATAAAATTATATTCATGCTGAAATGCAGGTTTACCTCCTTCTATATGTGAAATTTGAAATGATGTCAACGTGTCTGTAAGATGTATTTGACCTTGCATATGCATTCTAAACTCACGCGCCAACAAAATCTGTAATTCTCTAACTGTATATTCGTGAGTCATCCTTCCAGCCTTGATTTGAGTCAAAGGCTGACGAGTTCCGTCCACTAATGTACGATAGACTGAATATTGTTCTTCTCCCGTTTCGCATTTCTTATCCCAATGAATAACTATGCCAAATCTTCTCATCAAGGCCGTTTTATCTGCAATCTGCTTGCAATGACTAAAGTCGGAAAAATTAGTACACACTACCACTATCGGAGCGGCAAATGATGTACCTTTCAAACCAATATTAGGATCACTAATAGATGCAAATGGTGGTAAATAATCACACGATGATACTATGGCCATAAATTCAGCGGCACAAGTGTCGTCAATCATATGACCAAAATCATCATATACAAATATTGGATGTTTATCCGCTACATAACCGTCAAAGAAATCTGAAGCCGAGTTTCTGGTGTACGACTTAGCTCTGATCTCCTTAATACTTCCCGGCATTATACCTGATAGCAAGACGGGCCACGTGGATGATTTTCCATGTCCAGGTTTTCCAGTTAACGTTATCACGAAGGGCACTGGTTTTTCTCCTTTTGTTGAAGGTCGCATTATCGAATTTGCATTCGACCAGTATGATTTTAACGTTCGCGACACTTGATCATTCGGCGTGTATTCTGCCATGATATACTTCTCAGCATCTTTCCATTTCGTACAAAACTGCTCATAAACCTGCGATGAACCGCAGTTTTCTCCAGTTAACATTGTTATGTAGGTTTGCACCATATCATATAATGGATTACCAGGATGCTGTGAATCATACGAGAAACGTTTCTTCGGATCTGTTATCGTAAAGATTTTAAATATCCAGTCAGGCAAATAATTGCTCAATTGCATGACTAGATCATGAACGTTCTTATACGATTGCATCAGAGTATTAAATGATCTCAAAATTTCCATAATCTTCACATGATGCATGAATTTCGCCGGTATGCCTAATAAAAGGCCTAAAATAGATGAAAAAGATTGTGGGCGCACTTGTTCGCGCTTACCACATTGAACTACGCATCTTCCCCTGTCAAGGTCTTGCTCATTTTCATCGTCGCTTCCACACTTTGTATAAAATGGATTGACGGTTTCTGGATCTAATTTAAGTAAACGTTTATCGTAAGCTGTTCTTATTATTGGAAACGGCATATCTTTAGCTAACGCACTGAATGTACCAGTGCAGGCACCAAATTGACCTACGGTCATTAGAACCTTATTCCAAATCTTCGTCAAAAGTGGATCACTAATAATTAGTCCTCCGACTGTTATTCTTTCGAAGAAACTGTCAGTTTTCATAAATCTATAAAATAAATAAGCATACTTAACCGGACTAGCTAAAACGATATCTTTCAACGTCGTCAAAAACTCTAGCAAAGTTTTCCATGCTTCTCTCATCTTATTCGCTATGGCCGCTTCAACCATCTCTTTCGCGAAAGTTAAACAACTATCAAAAATTTGATGTATATAAACCTTGATGCTATCAAACATTTCGGGTTTTACTTCCTCTCCTTTTAGCGATTCATGAATGTGCCATTTATCTTTTAAAACGTCCACTAAGCGAACATACACGGGCTGTGTAGTTCTACTGAAAGTCTCCAAATGTGGCGGTGTATCTCTTGTAATCTCCTCAGGTGAAAAGATCTCTTTTCGTTTTTCTTGTTTTACTAATTGTGATTCAGATGCTTGTTCTTTCATAATATCCGCTAAACAAACATGTACGGGCTGAGTTGTTCGACTGCCAATTTGCACATGTGGTAATTTATCTCTATAAACTCTTGCAGGTGTTAAATCTTGTTCTTGATCTTCTGTAACAATGTCTTCCTCATCTCCTAATTCTTGCTTCTTTGGTTCGATGTCCGATTTCTGTTCTTCCATAATGGAAGTAAAAGTAAACACTGGAGCTGATGTTGTTGGTGCCCATGATTTAGTAGTTAACTTATCTAAGGCTTTTTTCTGTATTTGAAGCGGAAAACGAATTCTGCTTTTCTGGTAACCATTAAAGTACCAATTGAACTTACAGAAAGCGCATGTTCTTATTTTAGCACCTTCATGTGTATCATACACCAAATCCATTACGATCAGTGTTGATTGGCGAGTACAATGTCCGCATACCGTTTCTGTGTCAACTCTGGGCATTACTACTTCCGAGCCTTGAGCTTGGAAAGTGTATTGTTTACGTCCTGAATTTCCAGTTGCCACCATATGTCTACAATGGCATTTAGGTTTCAAAAACGTATCTTCAATCTTTCCCGAGTGTGTTGTATTAACCACGATATCGTAATCTGAGTATGCACGCCCATGCGGAC